GAACCTTTTCTACCATAGCCTAATAAATTCATTGCTTTGTATCTACCTGAGCCATCCGTTTGAGCAGTAGAGTATTTATCAAAATCTGCATAAGCATTGAAGAATGGTAATCTTATAGCTACATCATCAGCATGAGTAGCAGCAGTTGATCCATACATCCCCCTTTTGATTGTACAGGTACTATTTGCTAAGTCTGCACCTGTGCCTACAGCAGTAACCTCACATATTTCATTCTCAATTCTAATTAAATCCCCAACCTTAAAGAACTTAGAATGACCACTTTCTAAATTTAGAGTTGTATGTGTAGCATCTGAACCCATTGTAGCTGATGTTGCATGGTCTAAGTCTGCTGTACTATCTACGTACATGTTTGAATCAGGAGCTTGATTATCCAATGTTTCACCATTAGCTGCACTTGTTGTAGCAGTTTCATAATTTAATTGTCTTAAATTAGGCAAATAAAGAAAATCTCCTGAAGGAATAAGAAAAGATTGATGTGAAACCCCTCCATTAGTATCAGGTGCTGCATCAGCCCATTCTTCAGCCTTAAAAACTACCTCTATTCCCACGCTGCCTGCATTCCTAAGCATAAGAGCTTTGCAGCCTCTCAATGTATTTTGCCCTGCTGAACTTGCTGCTGATACCAGTGTAATAGGGGTATCGCTACTATCTACCTCTGCATTTAACTTTAATGCAACATCATAGTCACCTACTTTTGATGCACTTACTGTTTCATTAGGGGTTGTTACTGTTAAATTTGTTGTAAATCTTGCCATTTCTATTCCTTACCTTAAATGATATACTAATTGCATATTGACTGTTAAATCTGCACTTGTTCCATCTTGATGTACACAAGCCATAATTACTTTACCTGCATCTACATTAGCAGTTGATACTGTTAATGCTTGATAGTAAGCCTGCTCTCTACCTGCTCCTGTTATAGTAGAAGGAGAAACACAATTCTCTACACCTGAAGATAAATCTCCACCTGTACTACCATTCCCACTATCTACAGTATAAGACATTACTGAAAATTTAAATGTATCGCCACTCGCTGCATCTGCACCTGCCCACACATTACAAGAATCGATTGCAATGTCAAAAGGCACATACCAATAATGCTTTACAGCTAAATACGCAGTAGATGCTATTGTTAAAGTTGTTGCTGGCGTTGAGCCTGTCCCCATCTCTAACTCGTTTGATGTCGATAAATTGTAAGTTGATACAAGTGCGTGCCAAGTATCAGCAGTATCAGGTGATGCAGAATTAGAATCTAAGCCAAATGTTTTGATTTGAGTGTTAACAGAAGTGTTGTTTGCTTTTACTAAACCATTAGTAGAATCAACTGTTAATATTGCAGTGCCTGATTTATTCGTTACTTTTAATATAGCAGTTCCATCAGAATCTTTTGGAGTTATTGCAACTTGGTCATCAGAAAGATGTAAAGCACTTGCAGTTCCTTCTCCATCCTTTATATTCCTTGTAGTAGTATCAATACCATTGTTACTATTGTCCATTTGCAAGATATCTTTATATGAACTTGCTTTTGTCTTCCCTGTTAAACTCATACTATCCTCAAAATTCTAAGTGTTGAACCTGCTTCAAAATTAGGAGTCCTTGAACCTGCATCAATAGTTACTGCTATATGCTCGCCATTCTCTACCCTCCCCATCCATCTAATAGTGGTAGGTACAGGATCATCACCTGAATCAACCTCAAATGTCTCTGTATGGACTCTTGTGCCAAGTGTGTCTGCTGCTATATTTATATAAACAGCCAATGTTGTTGGGTATGTAGAAGTTATGGCAATCTTAGCATCGCATACTACTTCATAAATCCCTGATCTATTGATATTAAAAACCTTATTTGTATCGTCCCATGCTATATTAGAAGACACTAAAGGTATTGTATTAACTATATCGCCATAGACAGTAGACCCAACTCCAAAATTATTTTCGTTAGCATCTGCTGTTCCATCGTCATCCAGTCTTACAAATCCATATTCTGGCTGAAAAGTAAAATCACCAATGACCTCTAAATTCTTTACTCTTACCTTGTCATTTGCAAGTTCCAAAGCAGTTAACGTCCCATCTGAATCCTTTACTGGTTTTAGATTGCCATCAACTGCTCTGTCTATTTGCAACGCTTTAGACATTATTTGTCTTTTATGCCTTCTACCATATTCATACTTATATCAAAGCAAGCCTCAAGAAGTTCTGCTTCCTGCTTTTCATTTAAAATAGGTACATTTAGCTTCTTATTAGCTTTTTCAATCAACAAAGGTTTGTTATCTTTCATATACTTAATTACATAGTCGATAGCAAATCCTTTTAAAAAACCTGTCAATTTATTCACTTTTTCTCCTTTAAAGATTTAGTTTTTTCCTCTAATTGCTCTACTCTTTCTATTAACTTTTCCATCTTATAATCTAAGTCATTTTTATCAAAAACATAATCCATGATTGCCTTGACCACAGAGGGTGTTAGTAGTTTTAATACAGGAAACATCATTTAGCCTTCCATTCTTTATATTTTAAGCCTAATGTGACCAGACCAATGCCAATACCTATACATATAGAGATAAATGTTGCTACAGGGGTCATAATATCAACCCAACCTAAAAAAGCACTACCAAATGAACTTGCCATACCTATTTGTGGATGACTCCTAAGTGTATCAATCATTCTTATCCTTTTTCTTTAAGCCATTACCTGATAAGGCTCTAACTATCTCTACTAAAGACTCGTATGAAGAACGCATATCTGCCAAGCTCTCCTTAATGTCTATTTGTAATTCTTTTTGCTGACTGATTAGTGTTACAATGATTGCCTCTAATCTATTTTGCGATTCTTGTAAGTCATCCATAAAAAACTTCTGTATAAATTGTGTTTGCTTCCAGATAAACCACATAGATGCACCTGCAACAGTAACAGGGACTCCAAGTTTCTCTACTATATCAATAAACTCCACTTATTTGTTCCCATCTATTAATTCACCCCAGACAGTTGCTTTGCCATCAATTATCTGGACTACATCTACAGTAAATTTACCCTTATCATAAAAATCTACTATTGCAAAGGCATGACCCCAGTTAATCTTGCGATTTCCAAGCCAAGCGTTCTTGTCAGCACTCATATCCTTTAAGCAACCAATACTCCAAGCACCCTTTGCTCCATCCATGTGAGTAGCACTCATATATTGAACATCATGCCAGTGACCATACATTACATTGCCACCTAGCTTACGAAGATGGTTAGCTGCATGATACTGACCACCATAATGATGACCATGATAGAAGTTCATTTTGCCTATTTTAAGGAGCTTTCCACAAGGATGGAACTTATATCCTCGCTCTTTAAGTTTTAATGCGTTTTGAGTAGTATATTGAGACACATAAGGGTGTTCCTCAACAAACATTTGCAGCCATAACTCATGGTTACCTTCACAGAAATGTTTTTCTTCGCATCCCACCTTATCAAGAGACTCATCAATGATGTCCATTCCGTCGTTCACGTCAATAACATCTGTTTCAAGCTGTGGTATAAGCATTTCAAGAGGAGGTTTACGCTTACGTTTCCACTTCCAGTGTGAGAAGTTTTCCCACTCCCCTGTATCGCCAAGATCAATATAAATGTCAGGCTTTACTAATTCTATTGCCTTGCATACAACATTGATGGCAGGCATATCTGCATAGGGGAAATGCTTATCAGGAGTTACTACTGCTCTTCTAAGAGCTGATTTTCTCAACCTGATTCCTTACTGTATTCGATAATTCTTTTGCTCTGTTGGGTGTCTGTCTTGCCCATAAGCTATCAAGCATCTCGTTGGCTGCTTCTTCCCAATCGCCTTCTTGTAAGGCAGAGATCGCTTTTCTAAATTTTGATACTCCAGTAACGCCAAGCTGATAGCACATATTTAACACTACCTCTTGAACCTCTTGTGGCATATCTTCAAGCCATTTAAAGCGAGCATTGGCATTACGTTTTAATTTTTCTAATTTTCTTATAAGGATTTCTTCTGCGATATCCTCGTCTAATACTAAATCTTTTATTGCGAATCCATATCCTATGGTAGGTATACCAAGAGAATCATCATAAACGTGCTCAACGAATCCCTCATGCTTTTTAATATTTTCTAATAAGTCTTTCATATATTCCTTAATAAAGGGGGCAGTTGCCCACCCCCTTTACGATTTAAACACTAACTATTAGGTTTTACTATCTGTCAATGCAATGATTCTTCTGTTTCCTGCAGAATCAGCAGCTCTTGCAACAGCACCATATAATGAGTCAGCAGATACTAAATCTGACATATATGTGTGTTGATAAGATTGCTTAACATTTGCATCTTGAATAGCCCAATATAATGCACTATCGTGAATTGCAAAACCTCGCAAGTAATCATCATCAGTTGATGCACCTGTGTCAAAACCATCCCAAGCAGTAGGAATACCTGCACCTGCAGAAGCAGCTACAGAGCCAACATCCATAAATACGCTATTAGATGCGATAACAGGCATACCAAGTAAACTTCCAACAACGCCTTTCCCTAAGATATTGTTGTCTGAAGCAATACCTCCAAGACCTTGTGTCCAAGAGTTTCCAAAGTTACTTGTGTC